CCTAAGGAGCTTGAGCTTCTGGAACAGGCAAAGAAACACTTGAAGCGTTACTCCTATCGTGCTGTAGCAGCATGGTTGAGTGAGCAGAGTGGAAGAGTTATATCCCATGTTGGATTGTTTAAGAGGGTTAGACTTGAACACAAGCGTAAGACAGAAGCTGCAAATCAACGGTACCTCTCCCAAAGGTACAAAGAAGCCCTTGAGAAGGCCGAAAGACTTGAAGGTCGAATCGGTGGAACCAGTACAAGAGATAGTATTGACAGTCCCAGCTCAACCGAAGCCTCAGACGATCAACACGGCTAAAGCACAAGAAGTAATCTTTCAACCTAACCCCGGACCTCAGACATCTTTTCTCTCTGCAAATGAGCAAGAGGTTCTTTATGGTGGTGCTGCGGGTGGTGGTAAGTCCTACGCTATGTTGGCTGACCCAGTTCGCTACCTGAATAACGAACACGCTAAGATGCTTCTTGTGCGTAAGTCTACAGAAGAACTACGGGAACTTGTCTCAGTCTCTAAGATGCTCTATCCCAAAGCTATTCCGGGTATCAAGTTCCTTGAAAGAGATAAAACATGGGTAGCTCCCTCCGGTGCAACACTCTGGATGAGCTATCTGGACGCAGATGATGACGTTACTCGCTACCAAGGTCAGGCATACAACTGGATTGGCTTCGACGAACTAACCCAATGGGCTAGTCCTTACGCTTGGAACTATATGCGCTCTCGTTTGCGTACTACTAGGGACAGTGGTCTGAAGCTATACCAACGTGCCACTACAAACCCCGGTGGTGCAGGTCATGGTTGGGTGAAGAAAGCCTTCATTGACCCTTCTAAACCCGGAAAAGCCTTCTGGGCAACTGATCCTGATACGGGTGATACCCTTAAGTGGCCTAAGGGACACTCTCGTGAAGGAGAACCACTGTTCCAACGCAGGTTTATTCCTGCAACTTTGTTCGATAACCCCTACCTAGCCGAAGATGGGATGTATGAAGCCAACCTTTTGTCTCTTCCAGAGCATCAGAGGAAGCAATTACTCGAAGGAAACTGGGATGCGGCTGAGGGTGCTGCCTTTTCTGAGTTCAATCGCAAGATTCATACCACAGAACCCTTTGATATTCCTAGTAATTGGCCTAGATTTCGTGCGGCAGACTACGGATACAGCTCTTACAGTGGTGTTTTGTGGTTTGCGGTGGCTCCAAGTGAGCAACTAGTGGTCTATAGAGAGCTTTATGTCTCTAAAGTACTGGCAGAAGACCTTGCAGACAGGGTTCTTGAGCTAGAAGAAGGGGAAAAGATGCGTTATGGCGTACTTGACTCCTCTCTGTGGCACAAACGGGGTGATACTGGACCTAGTATTGCTGAAAGAATGATCCTAAAGGGGTGTCGTTGGCGTCCAGCAGACCGCAGTAAGGGTTCTCGTATCGCTGGTAAGAACGAAATCCACAGAAGATTGCAGATTGATGAGTATACTGACGAACCCCGTATGATCATCTTTAATACTTGTAAGAACCTTATCTCTCAACTACCCGCATTACCACTAAGTAAGACTAACTCAGAGGATGTGGATACTCATGCAGAAGATCACTTGTATGATGCTCTAAGATACGGCGTAATGACTAGACCTCGTAGCGGACTCCATGACTATGATACAAGTATGGGTCGTACAGGTTTTCAAGTAGCTGATAAGACCTTCGGGTATTAACTTTAATTGGATATGACAATGGTAGAGAAGAATATTTCCCCTGATAGTGCATCTATGGTAGCTATCTCAGACACTAAGGGTGACAAATCTACAGATACTTCCGTAGGTGGTGTTGTCTCTTACGTAGAGGAACGCTTTAAGAAGGCTGAAGATGCAAAGTCTGTTGAAGAACAGCGTTGGATTAGGGCCTATAGGAACTATCGTGGTATCTATGGGGATGATGTAGCCTTTACCAATACTGAAAAGTCTCGTGTCTTCGTTAAGGTCACAAAGACAAAGGTTCTGGCTGCATTTGGTCAGATGACTGAGGTTCTCTTCGGTGGGAATAAGTTCCCTATCACCATTGACCCCACTACTCTGCCTGATGGTGTTGAAGACTCCGTTCACATGGAGACTAACGACGATCTTAAGAAGGCTGAGAAGTCTGCTGGCATTGAACAGCTACTTCCCGGTGAGACTATGCCTGAGTTCTTGAGACGCCTTGGTGGTATGCAGAAAGAACTTGCTCCCATCAAAGATTTGCGTCCCGGTCCCGGAACTACCCCTACTCAGATCACCTTTGAACCTGCTATGATTGCAGCTAAGAAGATGGAAAAGAAAATCCACGATCAGTTGGAAGAATCTAATGCCAACAAGCATCTTCGTGCTGCTGCCTTTGAGTGTTCACTCTTTGGTACTGGTATTATGAAGGGTCCGTTTGCAGTGGACAAGGAATATCCTCGCTGGAATGAAGCTGGTGAGTATGATCCCCTGATTAAGACTGTTCCCCAAGTATCTAGCGTATCTGTCTGGAACTTCTACCCTGATCCTGATGCACAGAACATGGACGAAGCTGAGTATGCTATTGAGCGTCACAAGATGTCTCGTAGTGAACTGCGTAAGTTGAGCAATCGTCCCTTCTTCCGTAAGAATGAAATTGAGACTGCACTTAGCTTTGGTCCTAGCTACATTAAAGAGTGGTGGGAACAGGTTATGGAAGATTCTGCCAACAACTCTTCTCCTGAGCGTTATGAAGTGCTAGAGTTCTGGGGCAGTGTAGATCGTGAAGTCCTAGAGCGTCATGGCGTGGACATCCCTAAGGAACTAAAAGACAAGAACCAAATCTCTGTCAATATCTGGGTATGTAATGGGCGTGTCCTTCGTCTTGTGATGAACCCCTTTACTCCTACTATCATCCCCTTCTATGCAGTACCCTATGAGATCAATCCCTACTCGCTCTGGGGTGTGGGTATCGCTGAGAACATGGATGACACTCAGACACTGATGAATGGCTTCATGCGTATGGCTGTAGATAACGCAGCACTTAGCGGCAACCTGCTGATTGAACTTGATGAGACTAACTTGGTTCCGGGTCAAGACCTTGAAGTGTATCCGGGGAAAGTCTTCCGGCGTCAGGGTGGCGCTCCCGGTCAGGCCATCTTCGGTACAAAGTTCCCCAACGTCTCTAACGAGAATATGCAGATGTTTGACAAAGCTCGTGTCTTGGCTGACGAATCAACTGGCTTCCCCTCGTTTGCTCATGGTCAGACAGGCATCTCTGGTGTGGGACGTACAGCCTCTGGCATCTCTATGCTTATGTCTGCAGCTAATGGTTCAATCCGTACTGTCGTTAAGAATATTGATGACTACCTTCTGGCTCCTCTTGGTCGTGCATTGTTCAGCTTCAATATGCAGTTTGACTTCGACCCTGAGATCAAGGGTGACTTGGAAGTTAAGGCTGCTGGCACTGAGTCCTTGATGGCTAATGAAGTTCGTTCTCAGCGTCTCATGCAGTTCCTTGGTGTTGTACAGAACCCCGTACTTGCTCCCTTCGCTCGTCTGGATTACATTGTTCGTGAGATTGCAAAGTCTATGGACCTTGATCCTGATAAGGTTGCAAACTCCATGCAACGGGCTGCTATTCAGGCAGAGATTCTTAAGACCTTCCAGCAGAGCCAGCCACAGCCTCCTACAGCACCACAAGCTGGTGGAGCAGGTCAGGTACCGGGAACACCGGGGGCACCTCCACAGGGCGCTCCTACGGCTCCTGCAGGGGCACAGCCTCAAGATACTCAGGGTTCAGGTGGTGGGACTATTGGTACAGGCTCTGCTCCTCCTCCGGGGGCACCGGGGTTCAGTGGTAATACTGGGGGTCAGTGATGAGTCTAAAGCCTCTCGTAAACAACCACGAACTATGGACTGACTTCCTACAAGAGCTTGACGCCCGTATCAATGTCTGCTATAAAAGACTAGAACAAGTGAATGATCCAGTAGAAATCTATCGCGCTCAGGGTGAAGTACAAGCCCTACGCAAACTTGAGAAGCTACGTGAGAAGGTAAATGCAACATGAGTACCACTGATCAGATGTTAGCAGAGTCTAGAAGAAAGTCCATGCTTCAGTATGTTTCAGAGGGTGCAAATAAAGCAGACCTTGATGCTGCTGGCTATACACCTGCTGAAGTAGCTGCTGCCTTTCCCTTAGCAAAACCTGTAATTACTTCTCAAGAGTTTGACCGTGATCGTCAGGGTGGTACCCCCCAACAAGGAACTCTAGAAGCCTATACGCCTACTTACAGAGAAAATTTCAGAGAGAATGTGAGACGGGGTGCTTCTGCATTAGGTGCTGGAAATCAGACTGCACAACTTATCTCAGACAAAGTTGCAGGTAGTGCTACCAATGGTGAATTAGGTATCTTAGATATGACAGGTCTAGGTATTATTCCCGGAATACAAGAGGGTGTACAACAAGCACAGCGAGGCTCTAAGACAGGTGACAAGACCGAAGTGGCAATGGGTGCCTTGAATGTTGGTCTTAATGTTCTTGGTGCCATCCCCGGTGGTAAAGTTATCGCAAAGGGTGTTAGTAAAGGTACAAAGAAGCTTGCAGAGATGTCGATGGATGCTTATGACCCTGCCATGCTCCGTACTATTGGGACACCCTCAGATCAAACGACAGCAGCTTTGGGGGTAGTACCTAAACCTAAGAAACAAGTTAGTCCTAAAGAAGTTATTATTCCTACATTCAAAGCACCAGAACCTATAGACCCAAATGCCCCAGATACAGCTTTTGGTTTAAAACAAATTCATGATGTATTCTCTGAAGATAAATGGGATGCTTTTATACCAGCGCCTGTTCAACCGGGTGAAGTTGATTGGGCACTAGAATTGGATGCTGACTTACTAGAAGGTTATAACTCCAATGTTCTTGGATACTCTCGTAACATCAGAATGAATGATCTTGCCAACATTAAACTTGGCAGAGATACACCAGAGAATGTATTAGAACAATACGGTAATGATGCTACTCCAGAAACCTTAAGCTACCTAGATAGCAGACTTAAAGGTATGGAAGATAATCCAGAGTTTATAGACTATACAAAAAGACTTGAAAATAGCCCAGACTATAATTTTGATAAAGCTGTTAATAAGTACCTAGATTCTGATGAGGCTGGCGTTAGACCTGAGATAATCTTTCGCTCCCCTATCCCAGAGTTTCTAGATGTTATTGATTTCCCTAAGAAGGGTATGGAAGGCTCACAACTTCTTAGTGCCTTACGTAGTAACCCTACAATTAGAAAGTCTGAACTTGATTCTGTTCTTCCAGACATTGACCCTAAAGCACGTTACACTAGGGAGGAAGCTAAAAACCTCTTAGAGGATAATCTTTGGGATGTTCGTGTAAATGAGAGACGGGACTTTGAAAGTTACCAAAGACAAGATGACCTCCGTGACCCTGAGATTGACTACAAAGAGTTTACCGTTAATGCACGTAGACCAATGAGTAGCACTTTTGCAGCAAACAAGAAACACTACAGCCCAGATACGCTAGCTCATACCAGAATGTCTTTTAGAGAAAATGTTGCAAATGGTGGAGAGTATGCCCTTGTAGAAGAGCTACAGACAGACTTGCTACAGGGGGGTTATAAAGCATCTCAAGCTGGTTCTGAGAGATTCACACCGGGTGACGCTGTAGAAAATCTAAGGGAAAGCTTAATTGACGACTATAAACTAGATGACTTTGAGTCAAACCTTTTGGCAGTTAGGGCTGGACAACAGGGTGAGTGGAAATACGACTATGGCCAACAGACTAAGGATTTGCGTAGGGCTGTTCGATCGCTTCCAGAGTATAAAAATGCTGGCAACATTGAGGTGGATAGTTACGTTAGAGAACTTATACAGACAGGTACACCTTTTGAAAACCTCCTTGCAGATTCCCTAAAGATCAGTCCAGACGATTTTGTTCTTAACCCCGTCAGCGAGAATATGAATAAATACTACGATCTAAAAGATAAGTTGAATGATATTTACTATGAAGAAATCCAGCCCCAACTTGTTTATGAATCAAAAGAAGCTATTTCTCAGCCCCCTATCAAGACTAACAAAGAGGCAGTTAGACTTCTGGTTGGTACACTTATTGCTAAGTCAGCACAAAAGGGTGTAGGTACGGTTGTCTTTCCCCCGATTGAACGTATCGTAGAGAAAAGATTCTATAGGGATAGTGGAGATTACGCTAAGGCTTTGACTCCGGGTAGTGGCTTCTATCAAACTTATGTTACAGATTTACAGAGTGTATTAAAAGACCTTCAAAAGGAGCTTGGTGCAGATAAGTTTGTTATTGGTTCAAAGGACTTAGACTATTCCGTAAATGACAGAATTAACCGTAATACAGGTGATCTTCTATCACAGTTACCTGTAACAGGCATTGAAATAGACTTCTCTAGTCTTATAGATGCAGGATTTGATCTAAGTAAAATGCGATTTGCAGAGGGTGGCCTAGTAGGATACGCCCAAGGCGGGACAGTAGAGGATGAACAAATGAATAGACTAATGCAAGATGGAGGCATGGCTGATGCTGGTGTCGCTCAAGAGCCTGTGACAGGCAATGAAGTTCCTCCGGGTGCCTTGCCTTCTGAAGTGCGTGATGATGTACCTGTCCAACTTTCTGAGGGTGAGTATGTTGTACCCGCTGATGTACTTCGGTTCTTTGGTGTGCGTTTCTTTGAAGACCTTCGTAACCAAGCTAAACAGGGTATGGCAGAGATGCAATCTAATGGTCGCATTGGCGGTGCTAGTGTTGACTCTAATGGTGTACCTACAGAAGATGATGATGATGAACTAACCCCAGAAGAAGAGCAGATGCTTCAGGCTGCTATGGGTAGTCAAGAGGCTCCTACTGGTATGGCTGAGGGTGGTGTTGTCCCCTTTGACCGCAGTAAGTTTACTCTGGGTGATACGTCTGGAAGAGAGTCTCGCAAGTACATTGACCCGACTACTGGTGTCACTCAGGTGTTCCAATTCCTTATGGGTTCCCCTGTAACTGCTATCCCATCAAACTTTGTGCCATGGACACAGGAGCTTGAAACTGCTGCTGCTGCTAAACCTACTACGCCAACAATCACAACTCCTCCAGTAGCTCCTGCTAGGTCTGATCGTGAAAGCACTATGGCTGCTCCTGCTGGTGCTGCCCCTGCTGATGGTGAGGGTTTTGGGTATACAAATTGGGCAGAAGAAAACTATGATGCTATTCAGAAAAACCCCTATCAGTTTGGTATTGATGCACTGACAGATAAAAAGGGTGTTAATAGAGGTAAAGTTGCGGGTGTTGCTGGTTTAATAACAGGTCTTGCACCTGTTGCTGTTGCAGGTCTAGGTCTTAGTGCTTCGGCTAGAATACAGAACATTGCAGAGGCTAATGCTGCACTAGAGGTTATGAAAGCTAAAGGCCTTACGGAGACTCCTGATTACGCTAACTTGCAGAAACTTACCACTGCTGCAATTAAAGACCTTCCCGGACTACAGCAACTTTTTGTAGAGAATCATCTTGCGGGTTCAGGAAAGAAGTATGGTAGTAGTCTTGACGCTGTAGGCAAGATGCGAACTGGTGTTAAGGCTCCTACAACTCCAACGGGAGCTGCTCCTGCTGTGAGTGCTGCAACTCGTCAGAGAGTTAATTCCAGTGGTGTAGAAAAACTTACCCCAGTTACAGATAGAGATCGTCAAGGAACTCCTGCACTTGTTCAACGACCTACTCAAGCTCCTGTTAAAACCACAATTACCCCAACTGCACAACAGGAAAAAGCAAAGAAAAAAGAAACCGCTAAAGTTACCAGTACCCTTGAGAAAACAAAATCGGGCCTTAAGGTTGGTGGCTTTAAAGATGGTGGCTTGATTACACGACCGACTAAAAAATAATAAGGCAACTCAGCTAAGGCTGACCCCAACATAAAGGATAAACTATGTCTAACGTAAAGCAAGTCTTTGTGGACCCTACATACTCTAATCGCAGAGGGAAACAACGGATTGAAGAGAGTGAGCGAGAGCTTGAGGAGTTGATGAAGGGTAATCAACCTGAAGAGGAAGAAGAACCTAAAGCTGCTCCTGTCACTGAAGAAGAACCATCTGATCCAGAAGAGAAGTCTTTCAAGAAGCGTTATGGTGATCTTCGTCGCCATATGTCTGAGAAAGAGAAAGAGTGGGAAGAGAAGTTCAAAGCCCTTGAATCAGGTACAACCAATCGTCAAATTCTACCTCCCAAGTCTGATGAAGATATTGCTGCTTGGTCTAGCCAGTATCCTGACATTGCCTCTATTGTAGAAACCATTGCCAACAAGAAGGCAGATGAAAAACTCTCCAAATACAAGAACCAGTTTGAAGAGTATGAAAAGGTTACTCAAGATACTATGAGACAGAAGGCGCATAATATTATTCGTGAAGCGCACTCTGACTTTGATGAACT